CTTTTCCCGGCGCCCGCGTCTGAAGAACCAATCCTGCACTCTGCCTGCCCCGGGGTCTCCAGCGTCGGCAGCCCGAAACGGGCAGCTCGACTCATGCTCTAGGCTTTTATCTAGGCTCAATATACTGCGTCGGCGCCCATGTTAAGGCAGAGCGAGCGTGCGCCACATCAATTTTCGCGAAATGTTCCGCCCGCGTCTGGGGTTAGCGATGTTCGGGCTGGCAGCCGCTACTACACCGCGAATCCGGGCACTTGCCGGGTGTCGCAGAGCCCTTCCGAGCGCGGCAGGGGATTAATCGACACGCGGCCGATGGGGCGAAGTTATCCCCAGCGTGACGCTGCCGGCGTATGCTTCAGATATAACGCCACAGTTGCGAGGGCCTGAGGCCCGCCGCCGGCGCTGCAGATTTCATTAGAGCGTGAGTGAGTGGCGGCGGCGCATGGCGTTGAGCGAGCAGACCATTGCGCTGATCAAGGCCGAAGTTGAGGGAAGCGATATCCCGCTCGCCAAGATTGGCGAGAAGTACGGTGTCTCGGCGACATACATTTCGCGGCTGTCGCGCACGAACGACTGGGTGACCCGGTCGCAGCGGCGCGGACACCGGTCCCGCACGCCTGTGGCGCTCTCGACCGCAGGCCGGTCGCTGATCGCGCAGCGCCTGCGCGGCATCATCAACAAGAAGCTCGACCAGATGGAGAAGGAGATGGACAGCGGCAAGCTGGATGCCACCGATCTTGAGCGCAATGCCAAGTCGGTGACCACGATGATCACAGGACTGGACAAGGTGACGACGGGCGCTGATGGCGAAGGCAAGCAAAGGGCGCGGCGGGAAAAGGCAGTCGAAGCGGAGCCCAATTCCGACGCCGCAGACCTCAGCGAAGTGGAACGACTTCAGCGCGAGATTATCGAGCGCTTTGAGCGGATCCAGCGCCGCCGGGACGCTGAGGGAGGATCTGCTTGAGTTCGCTGCGGCTGAGCTCGAGCTGATTTTGGGGCATTGGCCCCTGTGGGCGCGTGGCGATCAGCTTGCGCCCGATGTCACGGAGGCCGGCGAAGATTGGCGCGTGTGGCTGATCCTCGGCGGCCGCGGTGCGGGCAAGACGCGCGCCGGGGCCGAGTGGGTTCGCGCCAAGGTGTTCGGGCGAACCGAAGGCGACGCGCAGCCGGCGCAGCGTATCGCGCTCGTCGGCGAAACGTACGGCGACGTGCGGCGGGTGATGATCGAAGGCATCTCAGGATTGCTCGCCGTGCATACGGGAAGCGAGCGGCCGCATTATGAGCCGTCGAAAGGGCAAGTGACCTGGCCGACCGGAGCGGTCGCCCAGGTGTTCTCGGCCGAGGATCCCGACAGCCTGCGCGGCCCGCAGTTCGATGCCGCATGGTGCGACGAGGTAGCGAAATGGCGGCATCCGCAGCGGACATGGGACATGCTGCAGTTCGCGCTGCGTCTTGGGCAGCGTCCGCAACTTGTGGCGACGACGACACCGCGCGCCACCGCGTTTCTGAAACGGTTGATCGCCGATGCCGCAACGGTGGTGACGCGCGCCGCGACGACCGACAATGCAGACAATCTCGCACCGACATTCGTCGAGGAGATGACGCGACGCTACGCGGGCACGCTGCTCGGCCGCCAGGAACTGATGGGCGAGCTGATAGAAGATACTAGCGGCGCACTGTGGAAGCGGGCCTGGATCGACGAGAGCCGCGTTAAGCAAGCGCCGGAGCTCGAGGCGCTGGTGGTCGCCGTCGATCCGCCGGTGACGGCGACGGCGGCGTCGGATGCCTGCGGGATCATCGTCGCCGGGCGGGGCGTCGACGGGCGCGCTTATGTGCTGGCGGATCGGACCTTGCAGGGCCGCGCGCCTCAGGTGTGGGCGCGTGCGGTGGTCAGCGCTTACGGTGAGTATCTGGCCGATCGCGTGGTCGCCGAGGTCAACCAGGGTGGCGATCTGGTGGCGACGGTGTTGCGCCAGATCGATGCCAACTTAGCGGTGCGCCAGGTGCGCGCCACGCGTGGCAAGTGGTTGCGGGCGGAGCCGGTGGCAGCGCTTTATGCCGAGGGGCGTGTGGCGCACGTCGGCATGTTTGCCGCGCTCGAGGATCAGATGTGTGCCTTCGGCGCGGATGGGCTCGCGAAGGGCCGTTCGCCGGATCGGCTCGATGCTCTGGTGTGGGCGCTCACCGATTTGATGGTCGGCGGCACGCAGCGGCCGCTCGTGCGCAGCTTGTGAGGCGATGGTGGCGCGCGATGTGTGGCATCCCGGAAGCTGCGAACGGCGCGAGATATCGATGCAGCATTTGCGCTGGATCCCGGGTCGGCGCTCGGCTCTGCCTCGCTGGCCCGGAATGACATGAAGGCAGTGGCTCGCAACGGTGGGCGGCAGCCAGGGCGCAAGGCGTCCCGGCGCCGGTGCGCCGGCTAACCACCGGCTCAACAGTGGTTGAGCGATGACGCTTTAAACGGTCTTCTGAAGAAATAAGGACAAGCATGTCGCGCATCCACGATGCGATCGGCTGGCTATTGCCGGCGCGGGCGCCAAAGCAGGAAGCGAAGGCGAGCGCTGCCGCGCCGCTCATCGCCTGGGAACCGCTCGGGCGACCGGTATGGAGCCCGCGCGATTATTCCGCGTTCGCGCGGGAAGGCTTCATGCAGAACCCTATCGTCTACCGCGCCGTGCGCATGGTGGCAGAAGCGGCGGCGTCGGTACCGCTGCTGCTCTATCGCGGCGAAGAGGAGATCGAAGCGCATCCGCTGCTCGATCTTGTCGCTTACCCCTCGCCCGATCACACGACGACAGATTTTCTGGAAGCCTGGTATGGCTTCCTGCTCGTCGCTGGGAATGCCTACGTCGAAGCCGTCGACGTCGGTGGCAGGTTGCGCGAGCTTTACGTGTTGCGCCCCGACCGCATGAAGGTGGTCCCGGGGCCGAGCGGATGGCCGGAGGCTTTCGAGTATTCGGCCAATGGGACTTGCGTACGCTTCACGCAGGAAAGCGTCGCAGGCGTGCGGCCGATCCTGCACACGCGGCTGTTTCATCCCGACAACGATCACTACGGCATGAGCCCCATCGAGGCGGCGGCGACGGCGATCGACATCCACAACGAGGCGAGCGCGTGGAACAAGGCGCTGCTCGACAATTCGGCGCGTCCATCGGGGGCGCTGGTCTACGCCGCGAAGGACGGCAACCTGACGGGCGAGCAGTTCAAGCGGCTGCGTGGCGAACTGGAGGCGGCGTTCCAGGGCGCGCGCAACGCCGGGCGGCCGATGCTGCTGGAAGGCGGGCTCGACTGGAAGCCGTTGTCGCTGTCGCCCCGGGAGATGGATTTCATCGCGGCCAAGCACGCGGCGGCGCGCGATATTGCCCTGGCGCTGGGCGTGCCGCCGATGCTGCTCGGCATTCCGGGTGACAACACCTATTCGAATTACAGCGAGGCGCAGCGGGCGTTCTGGCGCGGGACGGTGCTGCCGCTCGTCGTGCGCATGACGCGGGCGTTCTCCGCGTGGCTCGGACCGGCCTATGGCGGCGGCATCGCGCTACGTCCCGACCTCGACCAGGTGGACGGATTGAGCAGCGAGCGCGAGGCCTTATGGGCGCGCATCAACGCCGCGACCTTCCTCAGCGAGGATGAAAAACGCGCGGCCGTCGGCTACGCGCCGCGGCGCGACCCGGAGGCAGTCTCCTTCGGGGAGGCGTGAGCAATGGAGAACGCTATGCGCGATGCTGCGAAGCACGAGGTGAAGTTCACGCGGCTGGACCTGAAGAGTGTCGATGTCGACGGCAGCTTCGAAGGCTATGCGAGCGTCTTCCATCGCGAGGACCTGGCCGGCGACGTGGTGTTGCCGGGTGCTTTCGCCGACAGCCTGAAGGCGCGCGGTGTCGGCGGGATCAAGCTGCTGTTCCAGCACGACGCCAACCAGCCGATCGGCGTGTGGACATCGCTGCGCGAGGATGCGCGTGGTCTCTACGCGGCAGGACGTCTGATGCCGGAGGTGACCAAGGCGCGCGAGGTGCATGCGCTGATGCGTGCGGGAGCGCTCGATGGTTTGTCCATCGGCTTTCGCACGGTGCGTGGCCGCCGCGACCGGGCGAGCGGACTGCGGCGGCTGGAGAAGGTCGACCTGTGGGAAATCTCGGTG